CGAAGACATTATCATTATATTCTTATCTTTAAATTTTGTCAAGCGTTTATGCAGCACGAAGTCTTAGTCTGATTTTATCAGCAATCATCGCAATAAATTCACTATTGGTAGGTTTGCCTCTGTCGGTTCGGCAAGTACAGTTAGACCAATGACAAATAAACAAAAAAAGAGGGATAAGGCAGAAATGCCTTATCCCTTTTAATTTTATGTGTTTGCTATAAATGTAATTGTACCGCTTAATGTAAGTTCTCCACCGCCCGAAGGATACCAACATCCACTTGCTGATGTTGATAAGTTCGTTTGTGAAGTATGGTTGCAAGATTGTACTCTTATTGTGATAGACTTGCTTGTTTCTGCTACAAAGCATTGGAAGTTAAATCCGCCACTAATATACGCCCCCGAACACATTCCACCGCCTGCCGATGCAAACATTGGTGTGAACGGCAGACCCGAAATTGATACCTGTGTGCTTGTATAACCCGATTTGCAAGTTGCTTTAATATAAAAGCCTACAGAAACCGTTTGCCCCATTTTGCTATACCAACCATATTGAGTAGTATAAGAAGAAACTACAGCCGAATTGAGCGTAGGAGTCCAAACACCTTTATCCATTGCCGGTATAGGGTTGCCATAAACATATACACCATTTGCATCAAGGTCAATGCGGCTTGCCTTAATATACATTTTATCGTCTTCGGGTTCAGAGATATAACAATATGTTCCGTCACCGAACAGAAGTGTATTTCCGTAATTTCCACTACCTTTTAACCGCAAATTTCCTGTGACCTTCAAATCGCCTGCAACTTCGTTACCCATAGACGAATTGCCTTCGCCGTTTGTACCTGCGTTAAAGGTTACAGGCACTTCAAATACAAAGTCATTTTCGCCCCAATGGAAAACAGGTTTGCTTTTAACTGCTCCCGATGAACCTACTACCGTTGCAAGTTTGTCTATCGCTCTTGTTTCAAAAGAATAAGACCGAGTTTGCACAAAGTCGGGAATAACAAAATTGGCAGAGGCGGAATACGAGTTTCCATTCTTTGAAACATTCATATCTGTCCAATCGCCAAATTCGCCGCCCAATATTGCGTATCTATATTGTACGGTTAAAGTGTTTGCCGCTGCCCCAAAATTGCCGTTAAAGTAACTACCGCTACAAGCCACCGTCATATTGCCGAGAGCATCAGGTCTAGTGTTGGCAATACTGCAAGTTGGTTTAATGTAGTTTATCATAGTCGGTGTTATAGCGGTTGTGCCGACATTTTCTCGACTATCTTCAGCAGAAAATGTAAATCTATTGTTTTCTACATTGTTGAAAGTGTGTGTTGTGCCGTACCCTGTGTTGTTGCCGTTTCTAATGATATATAAATTTTCGTTTATTGATGCGCCTTTTTGCGCTTGTGCGCTCATTGTCGCTTTTGCGTTACTGTAATACTTAACTAACTTTTTATTGTCGCCTGTTAAGGCGATAGTTGTAGCGTTTGTATCAACAACACTTGCAGTAATTACAGGGTTAGCGTTGACAATCGAAAGTGTCCGTTCAAGTGGAGATGATATATAAGATTTGCCGCCTATTGTAGTTTTTATGTAAAACCTAACAGTAAGAGTGTTCTTTGTACAAGCGGCCCTCAATACATCTCTTTCCGCATCTGTAAACTTAAATTGGAAAGAATTTGTTGTCCTATCTTTTACTTCTTTATATGGTATATAAGATTGGTTTCCTGCAGCGTTATATATACCCACTTCCAATTTTGTTGCCGCATTGCCGGCAGGGTTTGAATATGTAACGGTAGGATTATCCTCATCGCTAAAATCGGGGGCTGTAAGCAAGGTTGCCTGTCTAGGTATTGCTGTTAGGGCGTAACTGCCACCATTTGAGGAATAATTGTTATTGCTGTAAAGCCAACCTGTAAAGGCTGAAATACTGAAAGTTTTTGTTCCGTCTGAATTGTGGTTAATCGTAAGTGTGCCAGAGGCGATAGTGTGATTTCCAACAGAATAATTAGAGTATGTTCCACCGTTATATACTTTAGTGCCGTTAATAGTTACGGCAGACATCTTAATAGCGTTGCTATAAAAACTATGCCCACAGTAAACACCAACAGACCAACTTATTACCGTTTGATTGTTGGCGATATATTGGTTTTTCTGCTCCCACTTTACCCAAAAATACGAGTCATAAGTGGTATTGGTATTTAGTTGTCCGCTTGTCGCCATTTATTTATCCCCCAATCCAAAAGCATCCTGTTCTGTTTGGGCTGTAGTCTTCAAATCGACTTCTACCTTCGCCCTCACCGATAATCAGGTAAGTTTTAGCGTGTAAGTCTTTAGCATCTACGCCGTCTTTGTTTGCCACTAAAATATCATCGCCGTTTTTCTGAACACGCATTCCTTCGTGGTCAAGTAAATTAGATATTTCACTATCTGACTTTGAAATATTTAGTCCGCTATCATCAAATACATAACCTGTCTTTGTTTCAACTCGGTCTACACCGTTTGCAATTTCTTTTTCAACAAGAATACTAACGGCATCCGCATCGAGTTTCATAGTTACCTCGCTTGATAGTTCGGTAACTCTTTCGTCAACATCGGCTACAAGCGAGGTTACTTCTTTTTTTGCTTCTATAACTACTTGCTCGGTATCTCTTTTAAGGTTTGTTGATGTTTTCGTTATTTCATCAAAGAGAGAAGACTCAACCGAGTCAACCTTGTCACGATTTTCGTTGATAAGCCCTAACATATCTGCGAATGTTTTGCCAAAAGAATATTTTCGCTCAATATCTTGCGCCGTTCTTGCATAAGTGCGGTCTTGTTTCTCGCTCATTTAACCACTCCTTTCAAAAGAAAAGGGGGCATATAGCCCCCTAATCCCAATACACATATCCGTCTTTTACTGTAAAGCCAAGTTCCGTATAAATCGTAACTTTTTCCTCGTAGGTCAAATCGTTGCGACCATTTACATAATTGATAATATCCGCATTGTAGGTATCATCGGCAGGATATTCATACTTAAACAGAACAATTTTTTCTTCGTAGGAAGCATCAAGATTGTTGATATAATTGATAACCTTTTCTTTTCTGCTGCCACTTATAGATTTTCCGTTTTCGTCTTTATCTGCCTTAATATCGTACATCTCATCAGAATATGTTTTGTACGCAGAATAACCACCGACCGCCTTTGAAACGGCATATTTTTCGGGGTTTTTCTGTGCATAGTCAAATTCTTCAAAACTGTTATAGTCATCATAATTTGACATATCAACATCTTCTTTTCTATCAAGGATGTTGTTAAGCAACAGATTTTTCTGCCAATCTTCAATATCAAGGCTGTTGATATAATCGGCTTTTTCTGCGTTGGTTTTTAATCCTGTTAAGCCTTCTCGGTATTTCCAATAGTCAGCAATAGGCAATTCAACATCAACATATTCTTGAATTTGTTTTTCTTTCAACGGAGCATAGCCGTTGTCGAAATACTCTCTTGCGTTTTCACTTGCATATTGACCGAAAATAGCCGCTTGAACTCTGTTGTCGGGCGTATCTTCAACAGGGAAACGCAAACTACCGCTATCGGTATAAGAGCCTGCAATCGGGTGTTCTTCGTCTGTATTAAACATTGACAAACCTTGAACGGTCTTTTTAATTTGACCGCCACCAACAGGTAAACCAACATTTAATAGTGGGTTCATCATTTCTTTGCCAATGTTTCCCCAATTTCCTTCGGTTATATCTTCAATAGCACCTGTTATTCCGTCATCACTATACGGAAGTGCAGAACTAATAGGAATACGGCCGCCACCGAATAAACCGCCAACAAAAGGAAGTTCCTCAACAACATTGTCCGCAAGGTTTGTTAAAACCTCTGCCGGTTCTTTTTCCTCATCGTCATCGAAGAAGCCTAAATCTCTTAACAAGTCTTCAATAATGCCTATCGGGTCAAGTGCAGCACCGCTACCTGCAACTTGCTCCATAAGTGCGTTATAAACATACGCACCAACAAAAGCCGTTGCATAACCTTTTGCAAGATTGAGTTGCCAATGTTTTGTTTCCGCTTTTAAATCGTTCGGCGCATCCTTAAATAAATAACCGTATTGGTTGTTTACTTCTAATTGGAACATAGTGAACGCTTTAACAAGCGGATTTTTAGCATTGAATAATGTAGGTTCGTTGCCTTTGCTTCGACCTGCCATTACATTTTCTGCAAATTGGTCGGCATTTTTAATTGCTTGGCTCTCGGTCATACCTTTTGCAAGGTTATCGTTATACTTTGAACGCCAAATAACCTGTGCAGAGATGTTGTCAACAACCTCAAACATAATGCCTGCTTTATCAAGCACTTTATCCCAAGCGGTATTATATAAATTATCGGGGTTCTTTAATCTGTTTGTTAAGAATGTTGATTTATCAATAATACCGTCATCTTTAATTGCATTTGCAATAACATCTTTGGTTGCTTGTAAAGACCGCATAGGCGATACTTGCGCCCAAGATTGAGTAATCGGTATAAAGTTTGTCAACGCAGAACGAACATTAGCCAACACCATATTAGCACTCATACGATTTTGAACATTTGTCATAACCGAATAAATTTTGCGGTTAGTTTTTTGTTCTATCGCTCTGTCAAGAGAGTTCTTTTTGCCTGCTAATATATTGGTTTTTGTCATAAAGTCTTGCACAAAATTATTAAGCGGATTTTTTGCTTCTGCTAAAATTTGCTCAATTTGTGCTTGTGCTTCATCTGCATCAAGGTTTTCATCTGCATAAACTTCTTTGATTTTTGCCTTTATACCTTCTTCGCTATGGGTATAGCGAATATGATTTTCAATAGCCCTACGCTTTTGCAAGGTGTCTATATGATACGCCCAATCAAGCGCACCCTCTGAATAATTATCAAAGCCTTTTAAGAAACTATAATCGGTTGTGTCGCCGTGTCTTTGCTTATCGAAAGATTGATACTTTTTAACAGGTTTAAAATCTTCGGTTAGACCGGCAATAGATGTCGGTATCTCGTTGTCTTGGGTTTTCCAATTCAACAACTTTTGAACGAAGTTCTGTTTTGGCTCGGTAAAATGTGGGAAATAACCTTGTCTATAAGGAATTTCTTTCATTCCTTGCTCTCTCAACGCAGTATTTGCTTTATTTAGCAAGTAGTCATAGTCTTGTCTTGCATATTCAAGCACCTTTTCAACTTTTGCAGTATCAATTTTGTTTTTGTGCTTTTCGTAATACTCGTTGACAACTTTTTCAGTAAGAGTAGTATCGGGGTTGCCCCTTAACTCGCCAAGCATTTGAATATACGCATCTTCCGCTTTGGTGATTTTTAATTTAGCATACTTTTCTCTTATCTGTGTAAGTTCTCGTTTCTTTGCAGCCTCATCCCTGTTGTACTGTCCGTTAAGCGCATCATCTATCGCATCTGCTCTTGCAATATCTTTATTGCCGTTTTCATCACGGACAATATCTCGCAAGTTTCTGCGTTCGGTGTTTACCTCGTATTGGATGCCGAGTTTTTTATCTACCCAAGTCGATGTATCGCCTACAAGTTCTTCCGCAAACTTTGCGTGTTCTTGCATTTTTGCTTGTTTGTTCATCGCCATACTATATTTAGGGTCTTTCATTTTTTCGGCTCTTGCTTCAAGGTCGCTAATACGCTTTGCATAGTCAGCATCAACATCTGCCATTAACCTTTGAATTTTAGAAACTCTATTAACAAGATTATTTGCCTTTTTGGTTGACTTATCTTTTAGTGCTAACCATTGTTCTGTTAAGTTTTCAATTTGCTTGTTGTAATTTTCTTCTGCTTCTCTGCGCAGAATTTTTTTGTCAGCAATTTCGCCCTCAATGGCTCTTATCTTTTCCGCAGTTCTATCTTCAACGGTTTTAATCGGGAAGTTATTAAGGCTTTCATTTAACAGCGCATCGCCTCTTGAACCGTCGGCAAGTTGTTCTGCCCTGTATGGAGCAATACTGTCTAACGCTTCTCTTGCGGTATCTTCGGCCGCAATTCTTGTTAGATTTTCTTTATATGCTTTAACTTCATTAGCAACAATGTTTGTAGCCTTTTGAATTTCGGCATCGCTTAACGGAATTGTGTTGTAATTATAGGCATCCATTTGAGCAACTTCGGCAATTCTTAAAAATTCGTCAGTTTCGTTCCAAATGTCAGGGCTAAAAATGTGAGGGTACATATCAGATAATTCTTTATATGCCTCATCAACAGCCATACCGTCTTTTGAAAAACCTAATCTTCCGTTAAGGCTCTTTCTAAAAGCACTATAATCAGGAATTTCCGCTTTAATGTTGGGCGATACTTTAATTTTTGCCGTTCTTAAAATGTGCTTAACTTCGGTAAATGCTTCGTTTTTTTCTCGCCAAGTTTTCTCGCCAAACTTTTCTTTTATCTTTTCAAAAAGTTCTTGCGTGTTTGGGGTTTCGCTTGTGCTATATTCTTGCACTATTTCTTGAACCGCTTGTGTATCTTTTGAATTAAGATATAGCGTTTCTTTTAGCGACTTGACGATGTTTTTCATAGTCTTATTGTCAACGCTCGTTGTGTCAGGTGCATTGTAATAACTATCTGTAATTTCAGGTGGAGCATCAACATCGGTTAAACTTTCAAACTGTTCGCTTTGTAATGCGTTTGCTTCTTCCTCTGTCATAGGCGCATAATCTTCGGGCATTTCCTCTACCGCTTCTGTGGGTGCTGCGTTTGCAGCATCTTTTGTCGGTGCAAGGTAAAGGTCTTGTAAAGGTGTGCCGGTGGTTGAGGGTTGTTCGCCTGCGTTGGAGAGAGAAAGATTTTCCCCATCAAAAAAGACACCATCTGCTGATGATGTCTTTTTAATAGGTGCTATTTGATTGTCTGTTGTTCTTTCTGCTTTTTGATTTTTCGTATACTCTCTTGCAGCCCTTGAAATGGTCTGTCTTCGTTCATCAAATTGTCGTACATTGTCTGATATTTCGATGAGTCGTGGGCTTTCGTTCCTGTTGACATCGTTTGAGTAGTGTGAATAGCCATTTACTAATCCCCCTATGCTAATTATAGTATTAAAGTTTTGTGTTGGTGTGTCGCCATAATTTTTTATAATTTGTGGCGGTATAAACCTTCCTTTTTCAATATATCGGTTTAAAGACCTTCCTATTGCTTTGCTGTTTGGCAATTCGTTAAGGTGTAAATAAACTGAATAACCCTCATTTTTAAGGATGTTAATTTTGCCAATTAACGAATTTACATCTCCACCGCCGACTATGGGGTATACAATATTGTCGCCATTAGAAATACTCTGCGCCAAAACATTTTTTATTATATCTTGGCTTTCTCTGTGTACGGCATTTGCTCCTAAACCATTGTCAAATTCATCAAGTTCTTCCTTTGCCATATCGCTGTCAATAATTCGGGAAGAAAAACATTCAGAAAGAGGGTTAACAAGAACACTTGATTTGCCAGCACCCGAAAGTCCTATTACTACATCTGCTCTTCGCTCTTGTTTTACAGGACTATTATACCATACTTTCCCATCGCTGTCAACCTTTGCGCTGCCTAACGCAAGTAATTTTTCAGCAACCGCTTTTCTTTTTGCATTTCTTTCGGGTGTGTCAACGGTGTAAGTTTCGGGGCGAGAAAAAGCATCATCAAGAAGTTGTGATATGGTAGGGGCAGAGTTTATTTCTTCGATTGAAACATCTTCTCCGTTATTCAACCGTTCTATAATCCCGTGTGTAATTTCATCCACCGACTTTTTATTTTCGCTTAAAGAAAAACGAATATCGGGGTTATCGGTAGGATTTTGATTTTCAATGCTCTTAATCTGATTCGGCTTGAAAACAATATAGTGTGTAGTGTCTTCTTCCATATTCATATTGAATTTGGCAGATACGGTATTGTCGATAATTCCGTCATAGCCAAGACTTTCAATAATCTGCCTTGTAACTTCATTGCCCACTAAATTGCCGTTGCTATCGTCAAGATATAGGTTGTTGATATTAGCCTTTAATTGCTCAACATCAATACCGCCCTCGTTGATTGCATTCCACAATACTTCAGCAATTCCATCTGTGCTATTGACATCTACATTTCTTTGAATATCCCAAATGATTTCATCTATTTTATCTGAAATAAGATATTCTACATCGCTTTCAAAATCTTCATCAGAGTCGTAATCGTTTCGGTCATATTCTTCTGCAAAAGAGTCATAGCCAAGCAGATTTGTTTCGCCTACAATAGCAGGGTTTTCTATGTTCAAGTAAACAGAATGCTTGAAACCGCCCTTGTACAGTTCTTCCCTTGCTCTTGTTTCGGCTTCGTGGTAATCAATACCCTCTTCCTGTTCTATCTGTTCGGCTCGTCTTGCAACCTTGTTATCAAAGTCGGGGCCGCCACCTTCGTAGTTGTCTTCTACATCATATTCGCTGTCGGTAAAATAAAATCCGCTACCAAAGTCGCCCTCAACACTACCTTTTGACTTATCAAAGGTATAAAACTCACCATTAGCAGTTCCGTGATAAAGCACTTTTAAACTGCCGTTTTCATCTACTGCTTTGGAGTTTGCAAATCGCTTTTGAACGGCAAGGCTTAAATCGTTTCCGTTGCTGTCTTTAGAAACGGAATAATCAATTTTTCCGTCAGTTTTCTTAACGCTGTTTGCGTTTAACTCTTTCCAAGCCTTGTCAAACTCTTGCTTAACCTTTTCAATTTCGGTTAGTTCCTTGCCGGTAGCAACCTTGCAAAGATATTTGATTTCATCGTAAATCTTTTGGAAAAGGTTTTTATTAGTAGTTAGGTTTTTGATAAACTTGCTATCGTTGAAAAGATAGTCGCCTACTAAATCTGCGGTCAATTCCGCATCAACATCGGCATCCATACCGTTGTAAAGTTCGGTTAGTGCTTTTCTACGGCTTTCAAGTTCGCCCTTGCTTTCGGCATATTTGAATAATGCGCTTTGCAAGTTTGCGTAGTGTTCCGTTCCCTCTAAAATATGGGTAACTTCGTGTCCTACTGTTGACTCCCAAGCCTTTGCAGATTGAATGTTAAGAGTAACAGCACCGCCTTTTACAAAACCATTTATAGTTTTGCCTTCAAGTGCAAATCCTGACTCTTTAAGTTTTGCGTTATCGGCATAATTGAAAACAATACCCTTATCTGCTTCAATTTTTGAAAGAATATCAACAAGTTCGTGCGACCTGCGTGTGTTGTTTAACACACCGCTGTTTATTGCTCGTTCAACGGCTTCTCTCTGTTTGCCTTTGTACTTTGATAAATCGGCAGTAAACGCTTCGCCTTTTCTCGCTCTCTCGTTATAACTTTCGACAAGTTTGCCGCCCTTTGCAATTTCGTACACTTCATTGCTTAACTTTGTCTTTAACTCATCTTTGCTTGTGAGATTTGCTAACTCTTCTCTTGCTTCTGCAAGTCTTTCGCTCTGCTTAACTGTAATTTGGCTTTGAGGAAGGCTCTCTAATTGCGAAATTTCTTCTGTGAGCGATTTTTCTTTTTCGGTAATAGATTTATATTCCTCAAAGGTTTTTCCGCCCAAAACTTCTTCTATAGTGTCAATAGAGATGCTGCCGTTTTCAAGGTTTTCAGTTGTCTTATTATAAAGTTCGTTTTTCTCTTTTGATGTAAGTTTTCCGCCCTTTATTTTTTCGGCTTCGGCAATCGCATCGTTATAAACCTTGTCAAACACCTTTTGGTCGGTGTCGGTTAAGCCTGTTCGGTAATCTGCTCCGTCTTTTTTGAGCGAATTTATTGCTTTACCTGCGTTCATTCCACCGCCAAGAACAGCACCGCCAACGAAACTTTCAATGTATTCGTCAACCGCTTCTTCGCTAAAAAGAAGTTCTCCAACATTTTCTTCTTTATAAAGCGCACTTCCTAAACGAGAAAACACACTTGCAACAACTTCTTCAGAACCTTCTGCTGCAATATCCACACCATAATTAGCAAGAGTTCTTAATGTTTTGTTTGCAATTCCTTTGGTTAAGCCGTTAAGGTTGATTAAACCTTTTTCTCCAAGACCCGAACCGGCAAACAATTTTTCAGTAAGAATATCTGCGCCTGCTTTTACAGCACCGTACGCACCTGCTTCACCGTACGATGCTCCTTCGTTAAGTGCTTCATCAACACCGCTACCAAAACTTGTTACTCCTGTTGTAACAAACCACGGCACACCAACGGCTTGTAGGGCGATTGTTCCGCCTAACTGCCCTGCGCTTTGTGCGAGGGCATCAGACTTTTCACCAAACACAGACATCTCTTCTATTTCGTCAGGTCGCAATAACTTTGAAGATACGGCTTTATAACCTATTGCTTCTTCGTCTATCGAGTCTTTTTTTATAAATTCTTCCGTTTTTTTCTTGAAATCATCTGCGCCAAAAAGACCACCGACACCACCTGCTACATAAGCACCTGCATCAATGGCGTTTTCTACTATGCCTGTTACTCCGGCAGCAAGGTTTGCAGCAATGTCAAAGGTTGAGCCAACAATGGCATCTCCTACATCGCCAAACTGATAGCCGTCTTCAAATGTACCTTTTTGAAACCAAGTGCGGTTGTTTATTTTATTACTTATATCTGTGGACTTTACAGGGGCAATATCGTCATTTTGTTGCTTTACAGCGGAGTTTTTTTCTTCTTTGGTTACTCCGTGCTTTGCGTTGCTCCAATCAGAAAAATAAGTTTCGTTCTTTTTTTTCTTTTTGTTATTGCTCCACTCTGCGAAAGACATATATATACCCCCTTATTTGTCACCGTTAATGTGGGTCATTTTGTAGTCTACATAATCTTTAATGTATGCTGCATAACTGCTGTAATTTTTAACTTCGGCAGCAGTAGACCCTGCGTTCTTTCTGCGACTCCACTCGCTTTCGGTCATCGCACCACTGCCATCTACACCATATTTTTTTAAATATGCAACAGCGGAGTTATAACTTGTGCCTGTGAAGGTGTGTTTGTTGGTTTGAGTTTGACCTGTAATTTGCCCCCACTTACTTATGCCCGATTTACTTGAACCACTTGTATTGTTTTCGTCACTTGAAGAACCGCTAGAACCGCCTGAAATTTCTGTGCCACTTGAAGAAAGGCTTTTTTGATATTTAAGCAAAGCCTTATCGTTTTCAAGTTGTTTGTTGAGTTGAGCAATCGCATTTGCTTGTTGTTGCTTGAGTTTTTCCATATCTCGCTTATGTGCAAGTTCGGCCGCTTCTTTTTCTGCTTTAGTTTTTGCTTCAAGCAACGCAAAATCGTGTTTCTTGTCGAGTTCTGCTTGTGCTGCCTCAAATTTGCGATTGATTTCCGCTTGGTCTGCTTGGAACTTACGGTCAAGTTCTGCTTCTTGCGCTTTGAATGTGCGGTCGAGTTCTGCCTGTTCGGTCTGCCATTTTTGAGTTTCGTTATACTGTCTAATATCTTCTGCAAGAGCATTTTCGGTGTTAATCTGTTGAAGAACATCTTGATAGCGGTTGTAGTACATATTTTCAAGTTCGGTTTTCTTGTTGGCTTGTTCAAGAATAAGTTGATTTTTGTATTGGAAGCCTTGTAATGATAGTTCTAACTGTTGTTGTAACGCTTGATACGCAATTTCGGCAAGAGCAGCATTGTTTTGTAACTGTGCATCTTTAATTGCATTATTGTAATTTAATACAGCGTTATTGTATGACTCTCTTGCAGTTGCAACTCGGTTTTGGTATGTATTGTACATACTAACCTGCGAACTTTCGCTAAAACCTGTGTTTGCAAGTCCTGCCGAAGCCATTTTTTCGGCTTCTGTGCCGTACTGATTGCTTTGCTTTCGCCAATCAACATAAGCACCTGACTGTTCTTTTAGATAGTCTTTGTTTGCCTTATCTTTTTCTTGTTCAATTTTCTCAATGGCAAAATCGGTGTTTTCTTGCTGAATTTGTGCTTGTTTGTCAGCCCAATCTTTTGATGCCTGTATTTGTGTATCGTAGTATTGGTCGGCATTGTTAATTATTCCGTTGTAAGTTTGGTCTAAATTGCTTATCGCTTGGTTTTTTTCGTTTTCTACATTTGTGAAACGCTCATCGCTATAATCTATTTCATAGTTTGGTGTTGCACTTGTTGCTTCTGCTAAAACCTGTCTTTGAATTTCTTCTGATACTGCCATTTAATCACCTCTTTATGTATCCACCGATGAAACATTCTAAAGTAACTGTTTCAAGGCTAAATCGTGTGTTTGAATGAAATTTTAACTGTATATCTTTAAACTTCTTGCGCTTGATACGGCTAACAAAATAGTCCGTAACATTTTTAAATTCGCCAATAAGTTCAAAATCGGTATCTTCTAACTTTGCATATACAGAAACATCTCCTGTTGCTTCTGCAACGCAACCCCTTTTATTTGTGGTCTTCAGTTTTTGAGGGTATTTGAATTTATCAACAGGTGTAACCCAATAACTTTCAACATTTGCCTTTGTATCAGTTAAGGTGTAAATACCGCCATTTGTGCCGATATATAAAACACCGTCTTTTACTGTCGCACAAATAACATCGTGCTTTAGTTCCCAATAAAACCAATCGTATTCAATATGGTTTTCGTTTGTGAATGTTGCTCGGCTGTCGGCAAGGTAAACCCTGTTCCCGATGAAAACTAATAAATAGCCTTCCCATTCGGCAAGAACCATATTTTTATAGTTCGGTTCGGTAATTAGTTTGCGGTCTACCAAAGTGCTTCTATGTGCCACAACTTGTTCTGTGGTAATATCGCCGCTTATACCTTCCATTCCTCGCTCACTAAAGAAAACAATATCGTCATTAAAGTTTATCGCCTTGCCTATACATCCTGTTGTAATACTTGAATGTGCAGAGGGGTAAACTTTTCCGTATTCATCGTCAATAGAAGGTGTATGGTAAAATACTGTTGTGTTGGCATCAGAAGGCTCTCTAAACACCCACAAAGCATTGTTGCCGGCTACTAATCCCTTTACCGCAGCATTGTCCATTCCTTCTCTGTAATAATCCAAGTCGCTTACATAGGAAGGGTCGTTAAGGCTACTGTTCCATACCATATTTGGATGTTCGGGGTTTCCGCTAAAAAATACACGGTTATCAAAAACTTGTAACATAGTGCATTTTTTAATACAGTCACGATATTGCGGTATAGCCTTTTTAAAGAGAACCACAACATTATCTTGTCCGTCAGTTAAAGGGGCATCGGGGGCGTAATTGTTAAATACAATCGTTCCTTCTGTATAATCAACGGTGTATTCGTCTGCCGAAACAACCTCATCATTTACAGTAACTTCAGGTGTAAAATCTTCGTCAATATTCATAACATCAAGGAAGAAACTAAAAGAAGCACCGTCTGCCAAAAAACTGTTTTTGCGGTAATCTGACATCATATTTACATCTTCGTATTTTGTGCCGCCACCCATTGGTTTTCTTGCAATAGTGGTTGTGGGAATATAGCCTACAACTTTTTGAATGGTTGTGCCGTCATACTGCAAGTAATTTTTGCCGTCTTTGAAGTAAAAAACATTGTCATATATGAAACTGTTGCTCGGTTTTTCGTTTAAATCCTCGTACAACGCTTCTCTCGTTTCGCCATTTACTTCGTAGAGCGTTTTTCCGCTATGAACGAGCATTTTATTGCCATAAAAAAAGACACCATACACGGCATCTTCAAAGGCTAATTTAAGTTCTGTTTCGGGTCTTGTTCTTATGCTTTCGGTTTCCTTATAGTCTTTCCAAACATTTAAGCAATCGGGGGAACGAAGCAAATTGACCTCTACCCCCCTAAAATCGCAGCCACGAAAGTTGTTATAAATTCGTGTTACTGTGTTGTCTGATGCGCTCAAATCGTAACACCGCCTTCAAATGTAATAAATGGTGTTGAATATCGTGGGTCTAATAACTCCTTCATACTCTCGTAACGAGAAGCGTATATACTTCCGTATTCGGTTGAAACATCGCTCTTTAATAAATCGGCCGCAATACCATAAGGCATAATTTCAAGAACATCGGCGGTTAGTTCAAATTCGTAATTACCACTTGTCTTGTCGGTAATTCTTTCGGGATATACAAAGCAATCAATTTCAGCCTTGCCGCTTTCAAGCATTTTAAGAACTGTTCCACTCGCTTTTGGCGAATACTTAACACCACCCACATTACCGATTTGATATACTTCATAACCACACGCTTTTTCTATATCGGCAAATGTTACCCTGTCGCCCTCTGCAACATCCATCTCCACATACTTTGGAATTTTCTTCATTCGTGCCAACTCAAACATAATTTGGTTGGTTACAGCATTTATTTTTGTTGCGATGTCGGGGTCTTCGGTTAAAAGTTTATGTTCGGGGTTTAGTTCTTCAATAAGCCCTAATGTTTTCTTTTTCATTTCATTTAAAGTCATTCGTTTTATTTCCCTTCTTCGGTAATGGTGATTACACCATATTCACCCATACTATACCTATCAGACACATCAACAGTTACATTGCCTGTAACGGTATAAATATATGTTCCTTCGGTCAGCACCTTCGTACCATTCAAACTAATACAAGAGTCTGCATTTCCTTTATTACGGCTCACGGTACACTCTATGGTTGAGCCAATAGGTACTTCAATGGTGCAGTTTGGCATATCATAAGCATACGCTTCGAAAATTTCTGTTTCGGTCGCAATCTTGATATGTGCCGTATCACCCATAATGCCGTTACACACGGATGTTATTGTTACTATTGCATTTCTCTTCGCACTCCACAACACCGCACCATTTGCATCGGCAATCTGCGTAACCACACCTTCGGGAATAGTTACTCCCTGTACTGTAGAAAAATCCATTATTTCAGCACCACCGTTTTATTCACCGCAGAACCGTCTTCCAATGTGAAAGTCCAAGTTTCGGTAGGTAGTTTTTCAATCGTTTTTGTCGCAACCTCTTGCTTGTCTGCTTCGGTTAAAACATAATCTTCGCCTTTCTCACCCTTTAATGCGAGAATTTCTTGAACATTTCCCTCTGCATCTTTAATTTTTAAGATAGCCATTTTATCACCCCTATACAGAAAAAAGGCATCCGTTTTGGATGCCCTTATTTTTATACGATTATTGCACTATAACCTTTGCCTTTAAGTTCTGCCACAAGTTTTTCAGCATTGTTTTTATTAGCAAATGCACCGACTTGAACTCGATAGATTTTGCCGCTAGTTTCGGTTGTAACAGGCTTTTTAGTTAGTTTGCCTTTTGCAACAATTACCTCAACAATAGCCTTTGCACACTTGTCGGCATAATCTTCAGTTAAGATTACCGGCACATCGGTTTTAGAGTCCATAAAACCAAGTTCGAGCAGAACCGCAGGCATTTTGGTTTCTCGGCACTCCTCAAAGTTTGCGGTTGCAAGAGGAGTAGAGCGATTTCCTTTTAAGCCTGTATGCTTAATCAATGCGTTATAAAGGTCTTTCTGTAAAGACTTTGTAGCATCGTTTACTTTTGTGTAGGTGTAGGCTACAATTCCGCCACCACTACCGCCGTTGATACCTGCATTATGGTGAATAGAAATATATATATCTGCCTTAAAATTGTTTGCCGCAGTAATTCGAGCAGCATTTGAAATGGCTTTTTCGCCTGTTGTGTCATCGGTGCGAATTAGCGAATAGCCGTCATAATTTTTAAGTAGTTTTTCAACCTTGTCTGCGATGCGGTCATTCAATACCCACTCTCTTGTTTCGTTTTTGTCAAGAGATTTAAGGCAGCGTTTACCGCTTGTATATTTGTAATGCCCTGCGGTTAATGCGATTTTGAACATATTATTCATCTCCCTTATGTATAAATAATTTAAACGCTTCATATAAGCCTGTGGATGCTAAACCTGATGCAAGGCCGCCAAGAAGAATTTCAGGCGAAAAAGCAAATCCGTTTAGCCATACATTTAAGGCTACACCAAGAACCGCCATAATAAGCGGAATGAATTTGTTAATCTTGTCTGTGGGAACAAGGTTTTTAAGCACATATCCCACGCAAACACAAATGCCTACAACAATTACAACTAAAAAATCATTTAAAAATTCCATATACATCACCTTTCTAACTTATAATCTCCCAATTTTTAATTTTTTCATATATTTCATCAATGAAAGAATTACCTTTTAGTGCTTTGTATGCTTCGTAATTGTAAACAAAGTTTTCATATTCGTATTGACGAATTTTGCCACTTTCACGATTGCTATAATAGGTCTTTAACATATCGGTTCGTAACTGACACTTCATTCCGTTCATCAGTTTACGCACCCAAATCATAAAGCCTACAACAAAGCCCATCAGTGTGACTATTTCGGTGATTATAGCCACAACATTGCCCAATGACATCGGTTACACCTCGCATTCATTTGAGTTTTCCTTTTTGTAAGTTGCCCTTTAATATTTTCTTTTCCAATATGTTATCTTGTCCGTACTAATAGTTGAGTCTTTTTGTTCTACAACTTCCCATACTCCGCCAAAATAAGTTTCAGGGTTAAACTTGTCATCTGCGGTTATATATATAGAATTTACAGGATATATGAAATCAAACGAAGTGTTGTTTAGAGATGCTATTTTATTGTCAACATATTGTTTAATAACTACAGAGTTTTCGGTTTCGCCTTGTTTTTGTACTTCAGCATGACCATCTTTATAAGCCTCAAAAGCATTTGAACGATTCTCTTCGCTTGTGCCGTTACCAACTTCAAGTAAAGTATCTGTCTTGTTGCTATTAAATTGACCCATTGCAAATTGGCAATCTTTAGTAGTTTTTGTTCTTTTACCACTTGTATGTGAGTATCTGCCACCTGCGTGAGTTTCATATCCCTCTGCGTGTGCATAATCGTTTGATGCAGTTGAACCTTTACCCTCTGCGTGTGAACCTATTCCCGAAGCAGTAGTTGTGTTGCCCTCTGCGTGAGAGTTGGTATTACTTGCTTTTGCGTTTAACCCTTCTGTGTGAGAATTTTCACCTAATGCACCATATTTATAATTACCATTTTCATCTTTATCAAGAGAACCACAACCTTCTGCGTGTGAATTTAACCCTGCAGCAACGGTTTGTTTTCCCTCTGCGTGAGAACGGTTGCCCGATGCAATAGTTTTCTGTCCTTCTGCGTGAGATTGTTCTCCCGATGCGGAAGTTCCGTGTCCTTCGGTATGAGAATGTATACCTGTTGCATTTGTTGTTTGTCCCTCTGCGTGAGAAGCCGTAGCCTTGGCTTTAGTTTCAACACCTTCCGAATGGGATGCATAGGCTGTAGATTGTGTGTTTTTACCCTCTGCGTGAGAGTAGTTCCCATTAGCCTGGGTTTCCCCACCTTCGGAATGAGAGCCAAGTCCTATTGAAGATGTGTTATGACCTTCGGCAAACGATGTTTTTCCAAGTGCTTTATTCTTCATACCCGTAGCAAATGCACTATACCCAACAACATTTTCTTGTCCGAAAGCTGCACCAAAATCTCCTACGACAGAATTTTGATAACCTGCAGAATAGGAATTGTTACCGATTGTAGTGTTGTAAGCACCAATACCGATAGCACCCCAACCAACAATCACACTACCCGATTTAGGCTTGTCAATATTTACAATGGTTCTATCACAAGGATTTGAATAAGTGTAAAGCGATAATGTTGAAGAATACATAATTTCTGAAAAAGGAAGTTCTTCAACCGTAATAATATTTTCGTTTACGGCAGATATAGTTAAGAAATATCTATCATCATTTACAATGAAAAGCCTATCTCCAACTTCCCAATCAACAGATGATGGGTATGTTGGTGTTAATAGGGTGGAAGTTCTTCGTGTTGTGCTTAAAGTAATAGTTTTGTTTGTGAAGTCTATGTCATCAAAATAATAACCTTTTGCACCACTTATATTTTTATAACCAAGAGCAACAGAACCACCCGATTGAGTTATATTATCTGCACCTAACGATATTGACAAAGCACCTTGCGCTTCAGGTTTGTTTAACTTGGTGATAGCACTTACAGTTGCCCCTACCAAATCTTCAATAAATTCTTTATCTGTAGTGCCACCGGCAATAGAATAATCACCCGAAGCAACACCCTCATTGATTACTGTACTCCCTTTACCACTACCCTTTGAAATAGGCAACTTAACATCGTCTATTGCTTCAGACACCGCCTTACCGCTTTGAGCGTTTGTGCTTGTAGGGTCATAAGTTTGGTCTGCTATGGCAAGAGGCGTAGGCGTGGTGGTTGTACCGCCGTATATTGTATTATTCATATCGGTTCACCTCTGTTATTGATACTTGTATTGTGTAGTCATTCACAGGTTTTTGTCCTATGCAGTACACAGTTGTAACACCGCTTCTGTTTGCTACAACGAACGCAATATCTTTTTCGTGGAAAATATTTAACTGTTCAATAGTGGGGTTCAAGTCAATTTTACTGTTTGCTGTTGCTCCTTCAATATTCACAACCTGATAATAAGGACTTGCTTCGCCTTCCCATTGGCTTGAAGGTAGTGTTACGGTTGAAATTTTATTTACTTGCGAAATAACGCTTTTAACAAGTTGCTCAATCGTTATAACACCGCCGCTAGGGTCTATTTGAACATTACAATCTTCAGGCATATCGCCCGAACCAACATAAACGCCCGAAACACCTTTAAGGGATACAAGCCATTCTGCCTCTGTACCCTCAAAACCGTTCTTTACGGCTACTTCATAAGCGGATTTGCCTCTTACAATATTTAGTGTGCCTTTTATTGACCCTTTTGTTGATATAGTTCCTTTAATTTCATTCATTGGCGGCACCACCTTCGGGATATAACTTAAACACCTTTGCTCCGTCTTCATCGTAACCTACAATAGTTTGAGGATTGGTGTCGGGGTTAAGTTCTACCTCATACCAATAATCGGTTGGTTTGCTTACAACATCGCCAATGGCTGTATCTTCTCTGCCAAGAGCAATTTCAACTGTATCTGTGTTTTCGGTTACTACTATATCTTTTTGCAGCACAACATCTTCGCAATTTTTCTTTGCAAACACCTTGAACCGCACCACATCATCAGGCTCAAACTCATAAACCGCTTCGCCTTTGTTTGCGCTAACGGAAATTAAAGCAAAATCGCCCCTAGTGATATGTATTGTCAAATCATTATCAATAAAAAACATTTAATCACCCCAAGTCTTTTATGTTGGTGTAGTCTGCTATTGCTTCTTCTATTGTTACAAATCGTTCAACAGGCTTTATGTAACCTCTGCCTTCTTCCTCAAAAATAAGCACATCGCCCTCTTCAAGTAAAATTGTAGTGTCATAAGTGCTTTCAAAGTTATCTCTTTTAACCGTTGTTACGGAGTGAAACACAAGATTTTGTAAACTTTGCTTTACATTCTCGTTCTCAAATTCAAGAGTAGTTTCCTTTGTTACCTTAACGCCCACATACATATCTAAATTTGGACTTGCTAAAAACTTTTGCATTTTTTCGCTCCTTTCAAATCTTTTTGTCAGTATAGAAGTGTTTCTATATTCACAAAAAGAGGGGAATGCTTTTACACATTCCCCAATTTTTATTTGGCTTCTGAATTGCCTTCGTTTTTGTGTATCTTTTGTTGCCGCTGATATTCCGCCTCACATTGTTTGTTTCGGGGGCATCTTCGGCAAGTATCATATTTCATACACAGTTTTACGGCATCCATTAGGCAACAGGTACTTTAACAACCTGAATACGAGCCTCGTCAATAACTTTTGCACCGAAGGTATCAAGACCACGAACATAGTCTGCGAAGAAGTCTTGGTGGCGACCTGCTTCAACTTCGTTAATCTGTCCGGCAAAAGCGATAGCCTTTTTACCACGAACGCAGCAATAAGCAAACTCTTCGTCTTTTGCAAGACCGTTAGACATAATTACATTGAAGTCATCATATACGCCAACGATACCCTTCTTAATGTATTCGGGGTTGTTGGTAGAAAGAGTGATAAGTTCGTTCTTGAAGAGGTTGTAAACAGCAGGAGTAATTTCGATTACGCCTTCTTCGTCAAAGTTGCGTTCACGAAGAGCAACGATAGCGGTGTCAATAGCCTCTTTAACTGCTTCACGAGTAGCAGCGGTTGCGGTAGTAGCATTGGTTGCGCCCTTAATAAGACCTGCAACATAAGCATCACGCTTAACAGCAAGACCGTGTACTGCCTTTTCCTGATATTTTTCAGCGAGGCCGGGAACGGACTGTGCTTTGTCAATATCGTCTACAAGGAAAGAGAACGAATACTGTTGGTCAATAGTGAGGGTCTGTCCTCTGTCAGACATTGCTTCATAGGTAACGCCAACAGAAGCATCGTATGCGCTGATAGTAGGTTCGCCTACACCGAGAATTTTTACGGTACGAGCGTATTTGCAATCGCCCTCATAATCACGAAGACAGTTGTCAACGAGTTTACATTTGAGTTCTAGGTCATCTTGAATTTTTTTCGACCAAATAGTTTGAATAAAATTGGTTACTGCCATTATTTTTTATTTCCTTTCTTTTCGGGAAGCATTACCATTTGTGCATAGACTCCTGAACGGCTTTAAATAGCGCAGGGTTTTTATCAAAATCTTCTTTTGTGAATTGGAGTGCTTCATCTCTTGTATAAAAATCCTTTACTGTGCCTTCTTCAGAGGTTTTATTAGTCATACTTCCCATTGGTTTGATTTCTTTTTTGGGTTTAGTTTTATGATAAATTTTAAAAATATCGGCAATCGGTGTTGTTGAGTTGAATTGCTTTGCGAAGTCTTGAAATTCTTTGCTGTTGTATTCCTCATCGGTAACACCTATCTTTGACAGTTCGTTCTGTCGCTCGGTGTTCTGTCGATGTTCTGCCAATACCTTGAAATATGCCTTTTCTCTTGCGGTCATATTATCAAAGCCTATCTCGGCTAAACGGTCTACCTCTTCAACTACTTCTTCAAAGCCCGAACTGATGATGTCATTTGCATCGGCTTTTGCCAACACTTCAATATCTTTTTCAGTATAGTTAGGCTTTTCTCGTAGTTTAATGCCTTTACTTTCATAGAACTTTGCAAAGGTGTCGGTCATTTCTTCAACGCTTTCTTTGCCTGTTCCGGCTCGTAGCACTTCTTCAAGGTCGCCATACTTTCTTTCGTATTCTTTGCGAACCTTTGTTATTGCTCTCGCCTTGCTTTTACCAACAATCGCATCTACTTCCTCTTGGGTATAAGTTCTTACGGTAGGTTGGGTTTCTTCTGTGGTCTGCTCCACATTTTCAGTAACTTCTGTTACAAGGTTTTTGTTATCTTCCATAACTTTTTTCCTTCCTATTTTTGATAGGGTTTGTTTCCCTTAATATCGTTTGAGTTTATCGACTTCACGATTGGTCTAACACTCGCTAAAAAGCATATAAAAAAGCACCCTATAAAGAGTGCTTAATTATCATTCAACTGTTGGTAGAGCCTGTTCCTCTGCTATAACCGCTTCTTCGTTTGGCATCTGTTGTTGCCCTTGCAACTGTGCCATAGCCTCTGCAATTTGTGAAGATTGTCCTTCGGGGTCTTCCATAAGGAACTGTTGCGCCCTCTGCTGCATAATCTGCGCTTGTGCGTTAATCTGTGCAATCTTCTGTTGTGTTTTCTTGATATTCTCAATACCTTCAAGCAAATCTTGTTTAGGTGCAACACAATCATCAGGAAGCGCATTTACATAGGCTTCAAACTCTGCAACTCTTTGAGGGTTGAAAAATCCTTGCATTAGGAAGTTTTCCATTGTCTGCTCCATAGCGAAGCGGTCATATACTCCCTTTGGTGTAATATCAATCTTGGCTACTGCTTGTAACTGCTGTAATACAGTTTGAGGAACATTCACCATTTGGATGTACTCTTCGCCTGTCATCGGGTCGGTAATAGTTTCTTCCATATCTACACCGTCTTCGGCATAAACAACGAAATACTCTAAATCAATAGTCGCAATATCTTCAACGAAGTTTTTGTAACTTTCCTTCTGTTCGGTCATCGGTGCTTGTGATGCTTGTTGAACAGCGAGAATTGCTCGACCTGATGCGTTTTCGGGGTCTACTTGTCCTGTTGCAGTATCGCCTGCGCCTGCAAGTTCTCTTGTGATTTGGATTAAATCTTCTTGTAACTGCTTAACATCGGTAGACATCTGCGCAGGGGGAATTGTACCCACAATTTTATGCACATCATCCACAGGTTGACCGTTAGTGTGAATAGTTCCGCCTACGGTACTAATTGCTTCGGGGTTGCTTACCTTGCTAACATCTACTACTTTAATCGGGTAGGCTTGTTGTTTTACTGTTAGCACCCTTCGCATCTCTGTACGGTTTACTTCAATTTGGTTAGGAATAAGGTATCTAACCTCGCCCTCGCCTCGTGCAGAGCCTTCTTTTTCTTCCCAAATGAAATGTGCAAGGGGGTAATGTGTTAAGCCTGTATCTACTTCTTCGGCAATATCACACCACCTTGTTGCTATTGAATAATGTACCGTGCCGTTCTGCTTGAACATCTTATAGACAATAGTAACCATATTGTCTAACTCGATTTTTGCATCCTCGCCACTTTCTTCAAAGTTATCTGTATCGCCAATGATAAACTCTATCTTTGACTCGCTCATACCTTCGTTTAACGCTAATTCTATTGCATTGACAACAGGCATTCTCTTGCGAATAAGAATATAAGGCTGTGCTTGGATGTTGTCATCGTTCTCGTTGCCGTAATACACATCAACCTTTTTAACTATTTCGTGAACAGGTGTCATCTTCTCTTTATCGAAATTGATATAGACAAGACCTTCGCCTGTAATTGCTGCATCCTTTGTAATTCTGCGGCCTAAATAGTCAAGTTTGTCCTTCTCCCATAACCTGCGCATATAGCCGTTAAGCAAATCACAGTATCTACTCGCTTCTTTCTGAAACTGTCTATTTTCATAGTTTTGTGAAGAAAAGTTTACTGCGTATAGGTTATCGTGAATTACTGATACCTTGTACTTTACAATAGGTTTAATGAAGTTCTTTTGTACCGGCTCAACATCGCCTAACTTTGCGCCACCCCATTGGTCGCCATTATACATTCGGTAACACTTGTCAGCATCTTCATAGATGTTTGTGCGCCTGTGATAGTTTCGACCCTTCTCGTATAACGCCCATATAGGGGTTTCTTTAATTTCTTGTATATCCATTCCTTACCTCACATCTTCTTGGTGTCTGCTCGTTCCGTCATATCGGTCAATGTTTCGTAGAACGGTGTTAAACTTGTCTTGTTCTCGTTCTGCCTCTTTCCTTGCTTGGCTTTCTCTTATAGCCTTTAAAGGGTTTAATTGAGGCATCTCAATCTTTTCATCTTTAATAGTTTGACCCACCTTTGCGCCTACAACGAAACACACGATATTAAACAAGCCTGTAAGTGCTATATATAATGCTTCCATATTGCCCCCTAAATGATTGTTATTTTATTACCGTAATCATATTGTCTTTCGTTCTGTCTTTGGATGTTAAAATGGTATTGCGGTTGGGAAATAATTGGCTCGTTAATAAACACAACTTGTTCCCTAATGTGATGCGCTATTGCTAATCCCATCATCATATCATCGTGACCGCCTTGTGGTGCTTCTATGCGCCCTTTTTCGTTGCGTATAATGGTTAGCAGTTCTTCAAGGGTTTCCTTATCGTTGAGTAAATTGCAATGCTCTCGCACTATTTCTATAAGCCTTGATATAACTGTCGGTCTTGTGAGTGATGTTGTCTTAAAGCCGAACCTTTTTTCGGTCTTGCCGGTATAAGTGTCAACCGCTTCCCTTGTGTATTGTTTCATATAGCCTAACCTTTGCAGTTCCATAATTGGGTAACTGTCAAAGTTTGCTTCAATGCCGATTAGAGCATCTTTGTAATACTTGCCTAAACAGTACATTTGTTTGGTATATAAGTCGGCATCCATTTGATGTTTTAACACCGCCACTTGTTCGCCTGTTTTAGCGTTCAAGCAATGCCCTGTGAAATAGTCAGAGCCTTCGCCTGCGGTATCTCCACCGATGCAGTATTGTGTAAATTCGGGTACATTCGGTATTGCGTATAACTTAATGTAGCCGTTTTTATCGTTGACCCACCTAATATTAGTTATTCTCACTTGGTCATAATCATAAGCAAAGTAACCTATTTTAAGTGGCTTAACTTCGTCTTCAAGGCGTTTTTGTATCGCCCTTGCATCAAATACGGTCTTGCCTAAAATTCCCCACTTGCCTAAACAATAAACATCGTAGGTGTATTCATCGGTAAACTTTAGGTCTTCTAACGCCTTTCGGTCATCATCCGTTAAAAACTTGTTGTCTTTATATGTAGAAAAGCAAACCGTTGCAAGGCCGCTATCTATAAAATGCCCTTTAATCCAATGCTGTATGTTAATAGGGTTGAATGATAATACTATTTGTTTCTTTGTATTACCACCACGCAAACGCACCTTTAATTGGTTTATGTCTGCTTCTTGCATTTCGGTCGCTTCTTCACACCAAATATGCGTTAATTCGCCATTCTCAAAGGTTATAGACTTAATCTTCTCTACATCGTCAAGCCCTGCAAAAGCAACCTCATTCCCTGTTAAAAGGCATTTTATACGCATATCACTTTCGTTTATTTTGAAGTGCTGCGCTAAATTCCAATTAGATATAACTTGTTTTAACAATGGGAATGTACTGCGCCTGTTGGTGTCGCCTGTTTGTCGGGCAACAAGTAAATTACACCTTGACGGATGTATCAATTTATAAATCCACCGTTGAGCAATAAAATAACTCTTGCCCGAAGAACCGCCACCATAAAAAACAAGGTATCTATCGTTGTTATCTAAATACGGAAGATATACATCGTTAAATACCTTTTTGCTTATTTTGATATTGATGTTCACTAATCATCACTCAATTCTATTGTGATAGAAACATCTGCATCTACATCTGCTTTAACTTCTTGTTTTGTGCTAAATTCATCCTTTGCTTTGCGTTCAAGCCACCATTTAGACAAATCCTCGTTGCCGTTCTCAATGGCTTCTGTTACATTTAAACGAGCCTTTGCAGTAGGATGATGTTTTAACTCTTCTTTTCTGTCCATAAATTCAGGGTTTTCTTCGCAATAATTATACAGAGTAGACTTGCTTATATTGGCATAAAGACAAGCCTCAAGGTCTGTCAAGCCTCTCATAAATGCGTATTCAAGTTTTTGGATTGTTTCTTCTGTCATAACTGTCGGTCTTCCAACCTTTTCAGCCATTGTCTTCACTCCCTCTCTTAAAGCCTTGCGCTCATTTCCTTTTTAGTTCCGTTTAAATATATAACCGGCGACTGTTTGCTTGCAGGTTTAAACTCCTGCGCTTCACCATAACCGCCATAATTCAAATTAGCAGCACCATTTACAAATAACTTATCTACAACTGCGTATGTGCTGTTGTGTATATCTGTCCTATAAAAGCCTTGTTTCATTACCATAGGCAAGTGTGTGTGATTATGAATGTAAATATCTGCATCAACTATACTCGCCATATCTGCAAGTCTAATTGCCTTTGCGCCTTCTTTACGGCCGCCACCGCTTCCGTGTAGCATATAAACGGTGTAACAAATCTGTCTTACCTTGCTTTTATCGTTTGTCTTCTTCCTGTTCCGTGCTTCCTTGCCTAATCTAATAAACAATAAAGCCGAAGTAGGAGTATATCTATCACTTAAACCTAATTGAGCCGCTAATAGATATGATAAGTCTATACCCTCTTTGCGGTATGTTCTCGCTTCGTGGTTGCCGTGAGTTATAGCCAATATTTTATCCTTAATAGGTTCAAACAACGCCACAGCGGTTTTTAATTGCTCCATAGGGTTAAGTTCTGCTGCGTATGTATCACCAATACTTGTTTTGGTCGCATTGTCTATGACATCACCATTTAGCACACAGTAAACATTTTTTGTACCGGCAACAAACTCGATGCGCTCTTTTAACCTTTTAAGGTCGCAATGCTCATCGCCTATATGCTCATCGCCAAATATTTTTATTTGTATGCTTTCAAGTTCTTCGGGCAAATTGATTTTTATTGCTTTCATAAATCCCCCTAAAATATATAGCGCACAGGAGTTTAGTGGATGCGCCCTTTTTATACTCCTTAATGTAGGTCGGAGGTGAAAATGAAAAAAAGGTAAACCTACATATCCCACCCAAGCAAAAAAGACACCGCCCACTTTCGAGCGATGCCTTTTTATATTTTCCTCATTTTACATTATAAGTTCACTAAAAGTCACAATCAATGCAGAAAAGTCACACCAAGTCACAAATTTACATCTTTTTCCGCATTTTCTATCCCCCTTTGGTGATAATAAACAAAACTAACCGAGAATATTTGTGCATTATCCCATCTTGAATTTATCCCCCTATGGTGATATACTTTAATCAGAGCAAGGGAGAACACCTCGCTAAACAAAATCACAAAGGAGAAATTGAAATGACAATCACAAGAGAAATTACAAAAGTATGGTTAAACACTTGGGGCGCATACAACGAAGGACATCTCGGTTACGGTTGGATGACCGCAGACGAAGCAAGAGAGTTTATAGAAGAAGACACAGAACGAGATGGTGGCGAATGGTTCATCGCTGACATTGATAACTATTTAGGTGTTAAGTTTGGTTCTTTAGATTATGCAAATGTTGATGAAATCCTCGACACAATCGAAACACTTGAAAACCTTGACGAGTACGAACTTGATGAGGTTGTCGCTTTAATGGAATACTTAAACACAGATAACGCACTTGAGGCAATCGAGCAAATGGATAACTACACATTCTATACTGACCTTGACAGTTATCACGACTGTTGCGATGATTGTTTGGAGTTAGACGAAAACAGCACACTTGCAAGATATTTTGATTATGATGCGTATCACAGAGATTGCGATTTTGATATTTACCAAGCATCTAACGGTGTTTGCATTGGTTAAAACAAATAAACCGCAGGGCAGTCGGTTATAACTGCCCACCACGAAAGGAAGTATTTATTATGACAAGTAGAAACTATAAGTATTACCAACCGAACAAAAAGGATTTGAAAGACCAATACGGCGACTGCGTTATCAGAGCATTAACAAAAGCAACTAATAAAGAATGGGTTGAAATCTTTGACGAATTAGTGCCGATTGCAAAAGAAAAACAATGTATGCCAAACAGCAAACCCTGTTACGAGGCTTATATCCTAAACAACGGCTTTACTTATCAGGGCATCAGCAACAAAAAAGGCACAAAAAGACCGACAGTAGACCGATTTGCAAAAGACCATCCAAAGGGAATTTATATTTTAAGAGTAGCAAATCATATTGTAACAGTTGTTGACGGCATCTATTATGACACTTGGGATAGCGGCCATAAATCACTTTATGGATATTGGGAAAAGATTTGACATTATCACCCAACTGTGATATAATTCCCAAAAAATCAAAGGAGCGAAAAATGGATAGCGAAGCACTAAAACGAGCAAAGGCAAAATACAAAGCCGAAAAGGTTAAAAAGATGCTGCTTGAATTTTACCCCACCGATGCGGAACTGTTAGAGCATCTTGACAAGCAAGACAAAAAGCAAACCTATATCAAAAACTTAATTCGAGAAGATATGAAAAAAGAGCAGCCTAAATGACTGCTCTCTTTTTTATTTTAAAACCTTAACCAACCTAAATTTGGGTTCATTACCTCTAAAATTAAAAGACCTATGAGAATTGCCAAACAAGCCACAGCGAAAATTTTTGTTATTAAATTTTCTTTTTTTAGGGTTTTTAAATGTTCTTCTTGTTGTGCAATGATTTCTCTTTTATCGGCTAATCGCTTTTCAACATTTTCCTTAAAATCTTGGCGATGCTGTTCATAATGCGCTCTTATATTATTGATATGTATTTCATTCATTTTTGTAGTTTCTAAAAGTTGATACTCATATATTTCTTTAATTGAATTTATAGAGATTTCTTTTACGGCATCTTTGCTCTTGCCGGTATACATTTCATCAATAGAACCGCCCATTGCATATATTACAGGCGCAACAGTATCAAGTCTTGGGTCTTCCGTCTTGCCTAAACATAAGTTTTTGACTGTTGACTCTGACCTTTCGCTTTTTTCGGCAACGGCTTCATAAGTGAGTCCGCTTTTTTCTTTTAATGCCGTGAGATATTTTGCTATTAGTTTTGCATCCATATTGAACTCCTAAAATATGTGTATTTATGGGGGTTTGGGTCAAATTTGATACGAAAAAGTATCAATTTTGATACCCTGTTTTTTAGTTATTTGATACCCAAAGTGTCAAATTTGCACCTTGATTTTAGACTTGAAACATTTTACAATTTTTCCAACGAAAAGTCAATATCTTTTTGAGGGAAGGAAAATAAAAATGGCTGTTACAGAAAAAACAACAAAAGAAAAACTCATCGAATTTATTCTTAACTTAACCGATGAGGAATGTAAAATGATTATTTCAGTTTTAAGCGGCAAATGAAGGAGCAGCCTTAATGGTTGCTCCCTCTTTTTTATTGCGTGTTAAGTATAAACTGCACCTTTTTCAATGCTCTGCCGTGAGTAGTTGTTATCGTTGTATATTCACGCCCATATATATCTGCGATTTCTTGCAGAGGAATGAACTGAATATATCGCTTATGTAGGATGTCATATTCTGTTGGATTGTCTAACTTTTCAATGGTAGCAATGACATCTTTTTTTGTTTCAATTAGGTTATCTACAAGCGCATCAATTTCAGTTTCCATATCAACACACTTTTCAATAGCATCCGCCATTTTCTGTTGGCTACTCGATGCTTGTACTCGTTCCCCACCGGCAGAAGCGGTTATCCCTAACGCAATATCTCGCCATTGCTGCCGTTCTATTAGTTTGTTCTGAATACGCACATCAATTCGTTCAACTTGCAGAAGATAATTTTTTGCATCTGTCATTTCACTAAACCCCTTTCCAAAAGAAGCACAAATTTTCCGTAAGATAAGTTTGTGCTGTTTTCCTCGTTATAATCCTTTAACATTGTTAAAACTTCCCCTATACTCATTTTAGGCTTTAATTTCTTATGGTTTTTATATACACCTCGGCATTTTTCTTGTGATTTTTTCTTTTTAAGTCGCAAATTTTCTTCTTTGCACTTTTCACATCTCAACGCCGCCCTTGAATATGCGATAAACTCGCAGCCACAATCGACACAAACTACTTGTACAGGTTTCTTAACTCTCATTGTTACACCCCAATTCTTTTAAGAGGTTGTTAAGTGTGCCTTCAAAAATACAAATTTCATCAACACCGACTTTAACACCTTTTATCTTTACCTTTTCAATACACTCTTTGTATGCTTCGGCTTTGGTCTTTTGCATAAACTCCAACCATTCTTCAAGAGAACTTGCGAATACAAGCATATCTTCAACTCGTATGTGTGATTTAAACTCTGCAATTTTATCTTCAAAAGGTTTCAACCTCTCATTCTCTGCTTGTAGGCGGTTGATTAGGTCAAGGAGTGCTTTGTTTATTTCGCTGTCGTTTTCTTCGCAAAAATCGCTTATCTCACATTTTTCACAATCACTATTGCACTTTGTGCAACACTCCAAAGCCTTTATAATCGTGTTATCGGTCATCTTCCCGACATTGTTGTCGGCAACATCGGTTGGTTTTTTATCGGGCATTTTATCAGGAATTAAAAAATTCATACTTTCTCACGCTCCTTTTCCTTATGTCCCTTACAAGGATATTCTTGTTTAAAAAAATAAGGGTATGGGACATCACAACCGTATTTGTCAAGGTATTCCGTATAGTTGCAATAGTCCGTTCCTCTATCGGTCTTTTTGTGATGAATACAATTTACGCATTTTGACGGAACATCACTCATTACCCCTCACACTCCTTATTCCAAGATTTAATGGCTCTTCTTAAAAACAACTTTGTCTTTCCACACCAATGGCAAGAAAAGCATTCTATATACCACCAAAAAGGCAACCTTCTTGAAAGAATATGCACCTTTTTGACATTGGTACTATGACAATTAGGACAAGCGGAAATTCCTTTATATTTACTCATTTCCCTAACTCCTTTAACTTTTCTTCTGCTTCCTCTTTGGTGAGGAATACGGTTTTGCCGATTTCAAAAGCACAAAAAGTCCAATGTGCTTCACCCCAAGTATCATAAACACAAGGAGCAGATATTCTATACGAAATTTTGCCATTTTCTTTTACTTTAATTTTGATTTGTGAAACTTTCGTTTCTTCAATTCCTGTTGTGCTATCCGAAGTTATCACATACACCGTCTGCCCCACCTTACAAGGCGGTACTATAACACCGTTTGCTAAAAGGTGTTCTGCAAGTCGGCTTTCTAAACCGCCCATATACTGTATTTGCGATATTAACTCTATCAGCCTATCTCTATCGGTCATTGTCTGCCACCTCCCTAAAATAACGGCAAATCGTACATTGTTTATATGGTATTTTGATTTCTTGTTTTACGCCTGCAAGTATGTGATATTTCCCCGAACACATACCAAATACCGCTATACCTTTGCTTTCCATTTCGTTATAACAACGGTTGTGCATTATTCTCATTTTGATTTTTGCTATAAGTGTTTTAATTTTATCGGTCATTCGGTATCACTCCCTAAAAATGTATTCATAACCGACACTTGCCAACCTTTCGGCTCTTGTTCGGCTATCTCTTCTATCTTCTTGCAGAGCCTTTGTATCTGCCTTTCGCAATAGCCTACCATCATTGCGGTTTGCTCAATGGTCAAGCCATCCACATATCTGTACCTCGCTATGTCTTGCAAGGTTTTATCATTATCGAATAAGGCGAGGAAGGCTTCTGCCTTCGCTCCCTTGTATATTGTTTTACACATTTTCTTACTCCAATCCTAAAAGATTTTTCATTTTGCCTATATTTTCTCGCAAAGCCTGTTGTCTTCGGTCTTTGCCGACAACCTCAATAGGGGTACACATTTCAAACAATCTGCTAAAAATACGCTGATGTGTTATGTTTGCCGGGTTTAGCAATTCTTCTCTCGTTAAGTTCGTTGTAACGATTAAAGGCAAGTTTGCTCGGTATCGTGCATCAATTACATTAAACACAATTTCTTGCATATATTCTGTTTTGCGTTCTGCTGATAAATCGTCAATGACAAGCAAAGGAAAAGTATTAAGATTATCGTAATACTGTTGCTTTCCCTCAAACATTCCTTGAACCTCGTTTGCTATTCTCGCAAAGTTTGTTACAAGGCAAGGAATACCTTTACTTATAAGTTCGTTTGCAACGCAGGCCGCCAAATAGGTTTTGCCTGTTCCCACCGAACCGAACAGTAATAATCCCTTCCCCTCTTCTTTGAATGTTTGAAAATGCTCAACAAAATTCTGCATCGCATTTGTTAGTTTAGGGTTGCTGCCGTCATCGTTTGCAAAAGTCCACTCTTGCATAGCCTTTTCAGGAAAACCGACCCTTCGCATCTTCATAACTCGCTCGAAAAACTCTCGTTTTTTTCGTGCTTCTTCTTCGGCTTTAATTTCAGCCGCTTTACATTCGCAGATACAAGGCACAACTTTTGTCTTTCCAAACAAGGTTATAACTGTTTGCTTTTTTGTTTTACACTTGCCACAGTAATAGAGATTATCTTCGCCCAAAAAATCGCCTTCAACGATATTTGCGGTTTCTTTTGCTTTGTCTATTACCGCTTCTATTGCTGACTCAAAGCCATTCACTTAAAACACCCCTTCTAAATCACTTTTGCCGGTAGTAACAGCAATTCCGTTTACACCGACTTTTTTCTTATTGTCATAATTTCCGTCAAGCACCTTTGCCATATTGGTATCCTTCATAAGCCAATCAAAGTTTGCCTGCCAATCTCGATTATTTTTCCCTTTAAGAAAATCACTTGCTTCGGCTTTAATAAACACTTCTTTGAATTGCTCAACAGAGTATGTATTCAACCTTGCCTTAATTGCTTGTTTTCTTCGGTCTGAAAGAACAGTCAAACGAGGGAACGAAACGCAGATTTCGTTATACATATCTTTGATATGTTTATACTTGTTTTCATTGTTATCATTGTTATCATTGTTGATTGTGTCTTTTTGATGTTCTTTTGTTGTTTTTTTGTTGTTTTTTTGCAGTTCTTTTGCGGTTTCGTAATCTGCATAAATGCAGTAGTTTACAATGGTTATGGCGGTTTTTTTGTTGTCGCTTTTTTTAACAATCATTTGCTCGTCTTGTAACAACTTTAAAAATGCCCTTACTTTTGTTTTACTCCACCCCCACCGTTCCATCAGTTTTAATTCAGAGGTTATAAAACTGCCGACCTCGTTTTTAATTATTTGATTGCCAAATAAAAACTCATTATCGTTGTGTGATGCAAGTAACAACAAATCTAACCACGCCTGACCTTTTGCAAAAGGCTTGTCTTGCCACAGCCAATGGTCTTGCAACCTTCGGTAAATCGGCATCCAACCTTTTTGTGTCATTCAGCATCACTCCAACTCAAAAACTCTTTAAACTTTTCCGCAGCCTTTTCTTGATTTTTATTAGGCTTGTCAGACTTTTGGGAAAATTGCAAATGTTTATCAAACAAGTTCGCTACAAATTTTCTCGCATCGAGATAGCCTTGCTTTTTTCCGTCATAATAGCCTTTAGGGGCTTTTTGGTCATCCAAACCTTGTTTACCCTCGCCCTGACTTCCGCTTGTCTTGTTGCGTAATTGGTAGCCTTCGTTTGCATATTCCCTTATGTAATGCTGTTCAAGGGCATCAAGTTTATCAAGTGTGCAGGGCAGCCACTCCACACGCCACCCTGTACGATTTTCAATACTGTATAAGCCGTACTTTTTTATAGACAAATCTATATGTTGATAACCGCTTAAATGTTGCGCTAACCTTGTAAGCAAATGTTTCGCTTGTCCTATGTACGCATACTTAAATCCATTATCTTCTCTTGTTAGAAAATAAATGCCGGATGTTTCGGGAACGGTAGAGCAGACTTTCAAAATCCGTTCTTTGTTTTTCTGCTCTATCGCTTTAATTTGTCGGTAGTTCATTGATAAAATACCTCTTCCACCTTTTTGTGTTTCCGTCTTTGTCGGTTTTTCTTTCCTCAACGCTATCAACGGAATATCGCCCTGAATTTCGCATCTCGCTGATGCGCTTTGACGGACTATTGATATTTAACTTTGTAAATGCTTCACGAATAGTAATACTGCCGTGCTGTTCGCAATAGGCAAGAATTTTTGATTTTTGTGTTGCTGCATCCATAGTTATTCTCCTTTAAAACGGCATATCGCCATCAGCCACCTCAACCTGTCTAAACGAAGGGCTTGTGTTTTCGGCATCGTTTTGTTTGCTATCACCGAAATAAACATTGTTTGCGACAACCTCAACAGATTTACGCTTATTCCCCTCTTTGTCTTCCCAAGTGCGTGTTTGTAATTGTCCATTGACAATAGCCATTCTGCCTTTTGAGAAAAACTTACTAACGAATTGCGCCGTTTTTTTAAAGGCAACAACATCAATAAAATCTGTTTGTTTTTCTCCGTCTTTGTTTCTAAAATCACGCTCACACGCAACTGTGAAAGAAACAACCTCTACACCTGTGTTTGTAGACTTTAATTCAAGGTCATTGCAAATGTGACCTGCGATAGTAGTTGTATTTAACATAAAATTTCTCCTTAATATTTTTTATAAACTAAATCTTTTTCGTTCCAACCTTCATAACAAGCCGACAAATGCTCTTTAAAAAGGTTTTTAATTTCGTTGTGAAATTTGCCGTTATCGTAATCAAAATGGCATTTAGCGCACATTACGGCAAGATTTTGCGGTATTCCTAAACCTAACCTTGCTCTTGATATGTAGTGAGCGATTTGTAGGTTTTGATTTGCTCCGCAGATGAAACATTGGCGGTTATCTCTTTCAACCACTTCTTGCCGAACCTTTGGCGAAATATCACAAGCCTTTGAAATTTTACTCATAGAATAAATCCTCGTAACAATGTTCACACAAGAGCTGCAAGGTATCGTCAATTATGGTTTCGTCTTTTGAAATATGCCTTCCGCAGCGAGAACACTCTTCCATTTCGCTAACATCGGTATCTTCACAATAAGGGCATACATACCAATCGTAAGGGGCTGAACTCTCGCCATAAGGGAAGTGTTCTGTTATAACTTTCAGTTCCTCGAACTTCCGCCCACACTCGTTACATATATACATCTTAATAAGCCTCCAACAATGATTTAATTTCAGGCGTATCGGTGTTTATGCCCTGCTCTTTACATTCTTCAATAATTCCCGAAAGAAATATTGAAAACTCATAACTATCGTAAGTGTGCGAAGGGCGATAAATTCGATAGTGAGTAAAGGTCTTGCCTTTTAACTCACTTTCCCCGATAGCCTTTGCGTAAGGGTAAAATTCGGGTAAAGAAACATCAGAAGAAGTCGAGTAAATAACCTGCTCGCCGTTCTCGTCAAGCATTACTTGACCGTAGCGAAATATCATTTCTGCGTGGCACTCTTCTTTAGTTATCTTGCCGCCGCAAAGCATAAGCCTATCTGCCAATTCATCTGTTAGTTTCCAAGATAAGTTGTTAGCGTTTAAACTACGCTTTTTTCTTATCTGCTTAATTTCAAGTTCGTAACCTTTTTCCGCATCAAGACTTGCGATAAAATCAAGTATTCTCGGTAAAAGCAGGTTAAAACTATTTTTCTTGAACGATAGCCTCATCCGGCAACACTCCCCTAACTAAACAATCTCTTAATTTCAAGTGTTTTGGTAGATAAACACCATTCACCCATTTCTCATCGTAGGGAACAGGAATTATTCGCCTACGCTTCGGGTCTATCGGTCTAAAAAAGTTATCGTAATCTTCTTCGGTCAACTGATATACAACAATGTTTGCTTTTCGTAATCCCGAACCATACATCTGCACTTGTACTTGATTTATGTATTTTTTTGGCGGTATAAAAAGGTTTACATCTTCCTTTGTTGTCTTGCACTCGTAAATACAATCTTCGGTGTTTCCGTCAAGGTTTACACGGAGCCGCAAATCTTCGTTGATAATTTGCTTGTCAAACTCCAAAGGTAAGCCTAAACTTTCTAAAATGCGATGCTCAAAATGTGTACCGGCAAGGGTATAAACATTGTCAAAACGAGCGTTGTATATGCCTATCTTTTGAGTCCACCATTTAAGCCAAGTTGCCGTTTTCCAATTACCAATAACCTTATCTACATCACTTGCGCCAATATAATAACTTCTGTCCTGACTCGCTATCATAGAGCGTTCAACTTCTGTTCAAAGCGGTCTAACTGTTCAAAATAAGTAAATACAACCTTTACTTCGTCTTCGGTTAGCCCAAGCGCATCGGCAATATCTTTTGTTGACATTTTCTTTTTGATAAGCCTTGTATATGTTTGCTGAAATCTCTCTTTAATAGCAAAAAGCGAATGTTTTGATAAATCATCTTCCGTTTTGCTTGTAAAATCGTTTTTAAGCCATAAATCAAAGCCTAAACCTGTACGCATCGCAACGCCCTTTACAAACGCTCTTGTTTGTGCGTTCCATACTCGCTGTTGCGACATAGAATTATCTTTTACAGGGTTGCTGCCGTTCATCAATGGGAACTGTGCATCAAATTCAAGGTCATCAATTACAATGTGAACTCTAACCTCATAACATCTGTTGGTGTTGCCCTTGTTGTCGGTAAACACATTGTCGCTCATAAATAAAGACGAGCCGTTCGCATTTGTGCAGGGTTCAAAATAAACCTTTTCTGCGCCGTTTTGGTGGAGCAGTTCTTTACACATAGCCCAATTCAAATAATCGTTACCATCTCTTTTTTCTACATAAGGCGAAACATCTATCGCCCTCATTTCTGCATAAGTTTTAAGCATCTTCTTTTACCTCACCTTTCTTAATAACAGTAATCTCATAAGTTCCGTTTTTGTTTTTTAAAACGACATTTGAATATTCGCCGCCTTTAAACATATTGGCTTCTATGATTTTTCCAAAATTGCCTACATTAAGTAATAGGCACATAAATAAATCTTTCATTTTTTTAATCTCCTTTTTTAATAACCGATAGTCCAATCGGGGTGTCTTAAATCAAAAGCATCGCCCATTTGGATAATGTCAAGATAGTTGCTCATTGCAATTTGTTTTGCGTAGGTATCAATTTCATACGCATAATATTTGATGTTGGTAAATCCCATTTCGTCTAAACAATGGCGACCTGTGCCTATTCCGTCATACATTGATAAAACAACAAGTTCTTCATCTCTCGGCACATCTCTTAATGCTCCGTTGAGAATATGTATGATAACTTCTTTTGTCCAACCATTACCAAGTGCAGTAATTGCCTTGTCGCTCGTTACCGCCCTTGTATAGCCAACAGGCATTGTCTGTATTTTTTCTGCGCCACTTCTTGAAAGAGATTTAACAGTATCGCCAACTAAATATAATCCTGTTTTAGCACCGCCACCGCCTGCCTGCGACTTCAATGTAACGGCTTTTCCTTTTAAGTCATACACTCTCACCGCTTGACCACCACTTTGTCCTGTTTTGCCTATTTGGTATGTGCTGTCATAATGTTCGGTTAAACTGTCTTTTGTTCTTATAAGTTGACCACCGTTATATGGGGCAAAATCGTCATCGGTTAATAATTCATCAAGATAAATTTTTCTGTCTTTGGGCTGTTCAACTTCCCAATTAAACGCATAAAACCTTTGGCGATTTTGTGCAGACACTAAAGCCGAATTGATATACATTAGGTCAACGCCTAACTCTCGGCTAATTTGGTCTTTAATAGGTTGTGCTGCCGATTTGTTGTTTTCATATAGGAAGAAATCGGGTTTAAACTTTTCTTTTGCTACGAGGTAGTTCTTGAACAGTTCCCAACCTAAACCCTCTGCTTCGGTTTCTCGGTTATTCTTTTGTGCGATGCTCCAAAAGGTGCAAGGACTACCGCCAATCAATAATTTAATCATTTGCGATACTCCCTCATTTTCTTAAATGCTTTGAGCATCTTTTCCCCTTGCTTTTCTTCCCACTTCGCAAGAACAGGTTCATATACCATTGCAACAATAATTACAATTAGCATTAAAATCTCAAATGCGGTTTGGATGATATGTGTTACGCTCATTTTGTTTCATCCCTTTCAACCTTTTCCCTCAAGGCGTAAAGTTCATCTAATACTTGCCTTAAAGAAATTCCGACCTGCGGATGACTATTTATAAAGGCTACCCAATTCAACATTTGTTCCAAGTAGTCAGTACCCACTAATTTTGAGTTACGCATTATTTTTCCACTCCTTCAATTTTGTAGTTCACTTTGACTCCCATCTGCTTTGCGTAAAGGTCAACAAGAACAGAGAGAATTTTTTCTGCGCTCGGTTGCATTTGTCTTTACTCCTTTGCTTTGTTGGGATTTTTGATGTTCAAAATCTCGCAAATTGCCGCCACTATAATTGGCGCATTTCTTTGCCCTGTTAGAATTTTGTACATATATCCGTTATCTACGAATAAGCCTGTTTTCTCGGCAACGGCTTCTTCAAGCCATTTTTGATTTTTGCCAATTCGTAAAAGTTCAGTTTTTATGCACAAACCGAAGTCGCTGAATTTAGACAAATTTCTCAAAATTCCACCTCTTTCCGTACTTTTAATTGACAAGTACGGATTAGCGTACTATACTGAAAGTACCACCAATCAAGATAAATACGGAACTCCGTACTTGCTACACTTGCATTTTAGTACCGAGAGCCGTACTTTGTCAAGCATAAAATTACGGAGAACCGTATTTTTGTGGGAATATACAAAAAAGGGGGGTACGGAATTGGGTACATTGTACGAAAACATTATTGCCTTATGTAACGAACGAGGAATAAAAGGAGGGAAGATGTGTACCGAGATAGGAATGAGTAAGGGCATCCTAACAGACTTAAAAATGGGTAGACAGTCGGGAATTTCGGCAGCCAATGCCCAAAAGATAGCATCATACTTTGGTGTATCTGTTGGGTATCTGTTAGGCGAAGAGCAAAAAAAAGAAACCGCTACCGAGAACGGCAACGGTTTAAGTGAGTCTAAACAACAACTTCTTGCTCTTGCGGAGAGTTGTTCAGAAGAAGAGGCGGAGAAACTTCTTCAAATGATGCAGATTTTGTTAAGTAAGAAATAATAAGGTCTGCTTCTTTATTAGTTAAGTTATGTATGTATTGTGTAAGTTTTTCTTTATTGGTCATAGTATTTCTCCTTTCAAAACAGAAACAAGTGTTCCCTTTTTGAATTATACTCTATGACCTATATTGAAAACAGTCAGAAAAATTTACCTTCACAAAAAATACACAATTACAAGAGTTTTGAAAAGGCAAGGAAAGAAAAATGAAAGATTTATCAAAAGAGGAAAGGCTAGAGCAAGAAATATTAGAAATGGCAGATAAATACGGCGACAAAAAATGGTTGCGTGTTAAAAGAACATTTTTTGTTTTAAACGGCATTGTATATTTGATAGTGTTTATGTGTAATGGGATGACCGATATAAAAGACTATTTGCTTTGGCTTATTGGTGCGCCAATGGCGACTATATTTATTATGTTTATATCTTATGGAATTTTATTCTATATTATAGACGGCTCAATGAAAGAAGAAAAAGCCATTGCCAAAAAGATAGGCGAATTAAACGCAATTAAGTTTAACGAATACGAACAAGAGGTGGAAAAATGAAAAAGATTGAGCCTGTGGCAGCATATATACGAGTTTCAACCACAGAACAAAAACTACACGGCTTATCGCTCGATGCACAAAAGATGAAATTAAAAGAGTATGCCAAAAAGCACGATATGAAAATTGTTGCTTGGTATATGGATGAAGGTGTATCAGGTAGAAAGTTAATCAAAAAACGCCCCGAACTACAACGGATGATAAACGATGCAAAAAAGGGCGAGTTTGAACGAATTATATTTATTAAATTAGACCGTTTCTTCCGTTCGGTAGCGGAATATCACGAATGTATGAAACAAATCGCTCCTGTTGTGTGGTCAACAACGGAAGAACAATATGACCTTTCAACAGCCAATGGGCGAATGTTAGTAAATATGAAACTTACTATCGCAGAAATGGAAGCCGACCAAACAGGCGAACGAATTAAAATTGTAAACGAATATAAAGCAGCAACAGGTCAACCACTTACAGGTGTTCAGCCTTTCGGGTGGGTGAATGCCAAAGATGAAGCAACCGGCAGAAAGAAAGTTGTTAAAGACCTTGACGAAGCACCTATTTTAGAAGATATATTACAACACTTTTTAACTTACCAAAGCAAACGCAAGGTGGTTACTTATTTACACTCAAAGTATCATATCAGTATGTCGCAACACTCGTTTAGTGATTTAATTTCTAATACAATGCTTTACGGAATGTATCGAGGCAACCCAAATTATTGTGAAGCCTATATAGACAAAGAAACATTTGATAGAATTCAAGAAATCGTAAAGCGAAACATTAGAGAAAACACCGCTGAAAATAGAACATACTTTTTTACAGGGCTTATAAAATGCCCCCATTGTGGCAGATTATTAGCAGGGCAAATGAACACAACAACTCGTAAAGGCAGACCAACATACAAGTATAAAGTTTACCGTTGCCCTAAACATCGTGCTTCAAATGCTTGTGATTTTAAAAAGGTTGTTTTTGAGGGTTCTTTTGAAAAAATGTTACTTGAAAACATTGAACAGTATCTACAAGATGCTAAAATTCGTGCCGTAGAAATTAAAGAGTCGGGGGAAGATAAGGTTTTAAAGTATAATATTGACGAAATCAACAAAGAAATAGAACGCCTTAACTACTCTTGGCGAAAAGGCAGAATTAAAACTATTGAACAATATGATAAACAGTACGATGAACTTTTAGAGCAATTAGAACTCGCTCAAAGTGAGCAAAACGAAACAAGCAATATAGATTTTGAAAAAATTGAGGCTGTCTTGCATAGCGATTGGAAAGAAATTTATAATGCTTTAGACGATGAACACAAAAGAACATTTTGGCGCAACATCATTTCATCTATTGAAATTGAATGGAACGCTAATGTAAAGCGCATTGTGAAGGTAAACTTTTTCTAAAAAAATTTACCTTTTGTCATACCTCTAACTTACCTGACCCGTATGAATAGTATAGCCGAAATAGGCATTTAGAACATCAAGGTCTCCCCTGTCCCAAGCAACCTCTATAGCATGACGAATTGCTCTTTCAACCCTTGATGATGTAGTTGAAAATTTCTTGGCAACCG